TTCAAAGTCTCCTCTGAGTACCCTCCGGGGAGCCCCCCGGCTGCTGTGACAAAGAGCTGAGAGTTCAACATCTTGACCACTGAATAGGCCGTCTCATCAGCACCACGACCCGAGGGGTCAATCGCCATCACAGCTCCCTGATACTTCAGGAGTTCACCATTGGTCCCCATCGGCATGTAATACCGATCACCATTGAACCCCACACATGGGAGGTCTTTATATGCATACTCAGGAGACCCCGCCCAGACCACCTTCTCAGGTGCATTCTCAGCATCCAGTCTCATCACAACCAAGTCATTCAGCTTCAGTGGGTATCTATCAGCATCACTCAAGGATGTATCAAGCATGAATTGCAAAGCAAACCCTGAGCGTCCATAGGATGCCTCACGTTCCATGAGGTCAAACTGGTTGAACCTCTTGGGGTCTGTTGGCTCACCCTCCTCCATGTCCAACTCAAGGATCGTAGGAGCAATCCTGGGGCCATACCCGATGATCTGACGCTCATTAGGTTTCCGAGCAGGCCAGATCTTCACATCATATCCACGGTCTGGTAATTCGTTGTAGAGACTCTGCTCAGACTGAGGAGTCCCAAGGTAGATCACATGACCAGCAGGTTTCAGAACAGCATCGAACTCCTGTACCGCCACACTGATCTTGTCACGCATCATCTGGGTTGCTGAGTTGTTCAAGGACTCCACATCATCCGCAATGATCAGGTCCGCACGAGCACCCGTGATCTGTGAGGAGATCCCCTTGGAGGTCACCGAAGGAGCATGGCTCGCTGGAGCAGGACCAACATCAAAGGCAATCTTGGAGTTCCTCTGAGTCTCGTGAGGTTTCAGGTGGTGCAGGATCTCCATCTCAGAGATCAACCGCAAAGTGAATGTACTGAAGTCATCAGCACGTTGCTTAGACGCAGACACCACCAGGATGTTCTTGGTGGGATCTAGGAGTAGCTGGTGACACACAAACGCAGAAGTGATCCAAGACTTCCCGACACCCCTGAAGGCCATTACGCATCGACGCTTAGGACCACACTGAATGTAGTCAGCAATGTCGTATTGGATCGGGGTGGGGTCGGGAAGACCTAGGTGATCCCACGCCAGATACAGGAAATTCCTGAAGTCTTTTAGGCGGGGGTCCATGATATGTTTCTCAACCTACGTTGGGGATCTCTGCTTCGGGGTCAAACGGGAGAACCTTCGCCAAGTTCAGCAGAGGTTCACTTTGGTTGATGTTGGCATCAATTCCGTTGTCCTTGAGGAACTGCCGAGCAACACTGAGTTCACCTGAACCAGCTTCACCAGACATGATACGTTCCATCAGGAGCATCGAGAGAGCCTCATGCAACTTTCCCAGTTCCTTCTTGTCCATTACTTACTCACTTTCTCTAAGCCACTGGTCCCTTGGGCTTCGGAAAGGGACCGAAGGGTGTGATTGGCACACGCGGTTTCTTTGCGGTCTTCTTTGCGGTCTTCTTTGTGGTCTTCTTCTTCTTCTTCTTTCGTATCTTCAAAGCGTTATACATACAGCGAACTCCTCGAAGTCTACGACTTCTTCTTCTTCTTTTTCTTCTTACCGATCTTCAGGCGAGATCCCACAGATCCCACAGATCCCACAGATCCCACCCGAACCCTTGATCGACTTCTTGATGAGTGGGAAAGATCACCTTTACTTGTATACCTATCACGACCCATGTTTAAATTCCTTCCTGTGTTATCCGCCGACTTGGACGGTGACAGTTCCTGAGCCACCAGCAGGAGCGGTACACGTCGCCCGCATCTCTGGGAACAGTTGTAAATCTTCTTCGTTCAGGGTCTCATTGGCATTCAAGTTCTTAGAGGCAACCTCTACCCACTCCATTGAGGAACTCAAGCGGCCCTCAACTTTGGTGACAAGGTTTCCTGAACCATCATAAGATGTGCATCGCATTGAAGCGATACCACGGTTTGATTTGGGCATGTGAAACAACACAGTTGACCCAGTTTCAGTTGCGGCAGCAGCAACAGCCACCCCGTCCATTAGAGTTTTTACAAGCATTTGATTAGTCCGTTTTAATATATTGAAAGAGAAATGAAACAGCAGCCCCAATGACCGCAGCGGCCCCCAACATCCAACTTCTGGATTGTTCGAGATGACGAATTCGATGGTCATGGCGATTCAGTTCCTCGTCGTGAACAGCCATGGAAGTGATCAAGGAATCTACCTTTCCTTCTAACCTCCCCAGGGCCAGCAGTAATTCTTCGTTCATTATACACCTATTTCCATGATAGTTATTGAACTCGCCAGAACACCACCAAGTAGACGAGCACCTGATTGCCCGTTGAATGTTGTTGTGCCAGCAGCAGCATTTCCAGCCCTTACTTTGAAAGTAGTGGCAGAAGTAGTACCTGTGGTCATGTAATGGTTGAAACTTATGCACTCAAGATGATCTGCGGTTTCTTGTTTGAAACCTGCTGCCAATGCACCTGCGGTAGTATCTTGAAATAATGCTACTGTGAAGTTGTCGGCAGCTGAGTTGGCAAAATAGAAAACAACTTCAATCAGTAATTTATTTGTTGCACTGGCAGGCGTGATTGCAAGCGTCATATATTCATCGCCTTCTGTGTTTTGTGGAATTGTATCATCCATTGGGAGGACGGTTGTACCAGTGGCTACAGCACCGTTCATGACGTTCACAACCTGAAGGATCTTTCCATTATCTGTATGGGCAGCCCAAACTGGATTCGCAGCAGCCCCCTGAGTCTTCAGGAAGTATCCACTGGTGCCAGCACCAAGGTTCACAAGGTTAGAGCCGTTGTAATAGAGAACGTCACCCTGGGCGAGTGTAGCTCCTCCAAGGTCTTCCAAGGCAGCGTCATTAAGCATAC